CCGGAGGCCCCATGGCCGGAATCACCCTGGCGCAAGCGGAAGCCAAGCTTGCCGAATATCTCGCCGCCGAAACCAAGGTTCTCAAAGGCCAAAAGGTCGAGATCGACGGCGAATCGCTCACCCGTGCCAATCTTGAGCAGATCCAGGAGGGAATCAGCGCCTGGGATGCCCGCGTCAAGCAACTGGCCGGCACGTCCAGTGGCCTGGGCCGTGCGCGCACTGTGCGGCCGGGGTGGTGAGCATGGCCCGCCATCGTCATGCTCGCGCAGCAAAGGATGCCACCCGTGTCTTGAAAACACAGCAGCGCTCCAACCGCGCTGGCCTCATAAGCGCCCTGGCCGGTGGCTACTTCGGCGGTGCCGCGCGTCACCGCGCTGCTCTGGCGAACTGGAACCCCGGCGCTGCGGATGCCAATGGCGACATCATTCCTGACCTGCCGGATCTGCGCGCCTATTCGCGTGACCTGGCACGCCGTGCACCGCTGGCGGCGGGCGCCATCAACACTGTGGTCACCAATGTCGTCGGTACTGGTGTGGCAATGCAGCCCACGCCGGATGCCGATTTTCTCGGGCTGTCGGAAGAAGAGAGCGAAGCCTGGGCAGATAGTGTGCAGCGGGAGTGGCGGCTGTGGGCTGAATCCGTCGAATGCGACATCACCCGCACGCAGAACTTCTATGGCCTGCAGGCGCTGGCTTTCCGCGCCATGCTCGAATCCGGCGACGTGTTTGCGCTCACCCCGGCGCGCGCGCAGGGCCGCCCTTATCGGCTGGCTGTGCAAATGGTAGAAGCCGACCGGGTCAGCAACCCCACCGGGCGACGCGACGACGCCACGCTGACCGCCGGTGTTGAAACCGACGAATTCGGCGCCGCGCTCCGCTATCACATCTGTAAGGCCCATCCGGGCGCCCGGCGTTCCGGCACCGCGCTGGAATGGATGACGGTCGATGCTGAGTCAGCCACCGGCCGGCGTAATGTTCTGCACGTATTTGACCGGCGTCGCCCCGGCCAGGTGCGCGGCGTGCCGTATCTCGCCAGTGTCATCGAGCCGTTGAAGCAGCTCGCGCGCTATTCCGAAGCCGAGATCAGCGCCGCCGTCATCTCGGCGGCGTTCGCGGTCTTCGTGAAAATGGATGCCGAAGCGTTTGGCCAGCTGTTCGATGACAACAACGCCAGCAAGTACCTTTCTACGCGCCTCGGCGCGGGTTGGGACGGCAGCGTGCCAACGGCGGATATGGACGCGCCAGGCAAGGCTGTCAACCTCTTGCCTGGCGAGAGTATCGACGCCCCGGCGCTTGGACGGCCGAATGCGCAGTTTGATCCCTTCTTCATGGCCGTCACCAAGCAGATCGGCGTCGCGCTCGAACTGCCGCAGGAAGTCCTGCTCAAGGCGTACCTCGCCAGCTACTCGGCGGCGCGTGCCGCGTTGCTCGACGCCTGGCGTTTCTTTCGCGGCCGCCGCGACTTCCTTGCCACCGCCTTTTGTCAGCCGCTCTACGAGCTCTGGCTGGAGGAAGCCATCGCCATCGGTCGCGTTCAGGCACCTGGCTATTTCGCCGATCCGGCTTACCGCCGCGCCTGGTCGGCGGCGGTATGGACTGGCGACGGCCCCGGAAGCATCGATCCGATGAAGGAAGCAGACGCCGCTGAAAAACGTATCAGGCTGGGCATCAGCACGCGCGCCGCCGAATCGCTGGCTTACGACGGCGTCGATGCGAAGGTCAAGCACCGTCAGCTCGCCCGCGAAGAAGCGGCGCGGCGCCGAGACGGGCTGGATATCGAACCGGTTGCCGAAGGCATCAGAACAGAACCGCAGGCGCCCGCCGCACGAATTTATCCGTCGGATGCCGACCGATGAAGTTTTCTCATTTCCCCCTGAATTGAGACAGCCGACCCCGGAAAAATAACGCCCATGCAAAACGCCATCCAGATCACCGTCGCCCAACCGTCAGTTAGCTCCCAACCGGATGCCGATCTGCCGGCCACGCGCCGCATCTCCGCCTTCGACCTGGTGGCCGCCACGCCCTGGGCCATCCAGCCAGGCACGCTCGACACCATCGCCGCCATCGCGCGCCGCGAAGGCGACGGCGTCGAAGCCGTTGAAGCCAAACTAGGGCGGCCGCTCCAGAATGCCCGCAGCGTCACCCTGCGCGACGGCGTCGCCGTGGTGCCGGTCACCGGCCCGATCTTCCGCTACGCCAATCTGATGACCGAGGTTTCGGGCGCTACCAGCATTGAAGTTCTCGCCAAGGATTTCACGGCGGCGCAGGACGATCCCCAGGTGGCGGCCATCGTGCTCGATATCAACAGCCCCGGAGGCCAGGTCACTGGCATCGCCGAGTTCGCCGACATGGTGCGCGCTGCGAAAAAGCCCGTCGTTGCCTATGTCGACGGCACCGCCGCCAGCGCCGCCTACTGGATCGCCGCCGCTGCTGGCGAAGTGGTCATGGCGAAGAACGCCATGGCCGGTAACGTCGGCGCCGTGCTCTCGCTCGACTTGCGCAAGAACCCCGACAAGGGCGAGATCGTCAGCAGCCAATCGCCCAACAAGCGTCCGGATGCTGCCACCGATAGCGGCCGCGCGCAGCTTCAGTCCCTGGTCGACGCTCAGGCACAAGTCTTTATCGACAGCGTGGCCGCATTCCGAGGCAAAACCGCAGAAGCAGTCGTCGCCGATTGGAACGGTGGCGCCGTTTTCATTGCCGCCGAAGCCGTCAAGCTTGGCCTGGCCGACCGTGTTGGCAGTCTCGAAGAAGTCGTTGCCGGGCTGGCCGGCAAGCAACAGATCAAGCCAGCGATCCCTCAATCCCTGAAAGGAAATGCCATGAACCTGGAAGAGTTGCGCGCCGCGCACCCCGACCTGTGTCTGGCCTTGGTGGAGGAGGGCCGCATCGCCGGTGCCGCCGCCGAGCGCCAGCGCATTCACGAAATCGAAGCCCAGATGCTGCCCGGCCATGAAGCGCTGATCGCGCAATTCAAGGCCGACGGGCAGACCACTGCCGCGGAGGCCGCCATCACCATTCTCAAGGCCGAACGCGAAATCGCCGCCAAGCGTGCCAGCGAAGTCCATGCCGGCGCCCCGGCTCCGGTTCCGCACGCCGCCGCGCCGGTCGAGGCCCCCGCTGGCACCGACGCCAGCCTGCCGCTCGACGAGCGCTGCAAGGCTACCTGGGACAAGAGCGCCGACCTGCGCGCCGAGTTCGCCGAAAACTTCAACGCCTACCTGGCTTTCGAGAAGGCGCAAGCCTCCGGCCGCGTGCGCGTCCTCGCCAAGTAAAGGAGATTCACCATGACCACCCTTGCAGCCAACGTTACCCGCGTCTCCGAGATCGGCGCGCATAACGACATTGCCGTCATCGCCGCTGACATCATCTACGAAGGCGCTGCTGTCGGCATCGTTGATGCCAGCGGTCACGCCCGTCCCCTGGTTGCTGGTGACCGCTTCGGCGGTTTCGCCCAAGCCAAAGCCGACAACTCCGCCGGCGCCGCCGCCGCGATCAACGTGCGTGTGGCGCGAGCCGGCGCCGTCCAGCTCTCCGTTTCTGGCGCCGTGATCACTGATCTCGGCCAGCCGGTATATGCCAGCGACGACGATACTTTCAGCTTTAACCCGGCAGACGGCTCCTTCATCGGTTTCGTCAAGCGTTTTGTTTCCGCCGGCGTCGTCATAGTGGATTTTGACGCACTCAACTTTCGCGACCCCTGGGCGCACAAGACCGTGCGTGAAACGCTCACCGGCACCAAGACCTTCGACGCCGAGGACAGCGGCAAGCTCTTCTGCGTCACCGATGCCGGAGATGCCGATGCGCTCACTCTGCCGGCCATCGCCGACGGCCTGGGCGGTATCACCATCCTGGCCGTTGGCGCCTTTGGCACAACTGCGGTCACGATTGACCCGGCAGCCGCCGACATGATTCTTGGCCCGAACATCACCGGCGCCGACAACAAGGATCTGATCTGCACCAAGGCAACGCAACGGCGCGGCGACTTCGTCACCCTAAATCTGGGCGACGCAGATGGCTACGTCGTTACCGAACTGCGCGGCACCTGGGCGCGTCAAGCCTAACCCCTGACACCGACGAAAGGACAAACGATCATGGGAACCAACGTACTTTCTAGCCGCGCCATCATTGGCGAGTTTTATGCCCGCCTCGAACAGGGCGCCGCCGGCTGGGCAAATAACCTCTCCTTCCCGGTTTCTTCGACGCAGGAAACCGAGGACTACAAGTGGCTCGGCATGTCGCCGGCCTTCCGCGAGTGGGTCGGCGGTCGGCAGGCTAAGGGCCTGCGCGACAACGCTTATAGCATTCGCAATAAGCCGTGGGAATCGACCCTGGAAATCAGCGTTGATGACCTGCGTCGCGACAAGACCGGCCAGATCATGGTGCGCGTGCGCGAACAAGCCGATCGCGCCAACGCCCATTGGGCGCGTCTGCTGTCCACACTGATGATCGCCGGCGAAGCCGCCGTCTGCTACGACGGCCAGTATTTCTTCGACACCGATCACAGCGAAGGCGATTCCGGCAGCCAGAGCAACGACATCGGCGTCGACATCTCGGCGCTGGCCGTCACCAACCACGGTATCACCACCGCTCCGTCGGTCGGCGAGCTGTCCGAATCGATCATGCTCGGTGTGCAGCAGATCCTTGGCCTCAAGGATGATCAGGGCGAGCCCATGAATGAGAACGCCAAGGAGTTCATGGTCATGGTGCCGGTTCCCTTCTGGAAGCCTGCTCAGGCGGCCGTCAGCGCGCCGAATATCGACCGTGGCGACACCAACGTCATCGTCAGCATGGACGGCTTCAAGATCGGCGTGCAGGTAAATCCTCGCCTGACCTGGACCGATCGTTTCGCGGTGTATCGCGCCGACGGCAACGTCAAGCCGTTCATCCGCCAGGAAGAGCTGCCAGTGCAGGTCGACGCCATCGCCGAAGGTTCTGAGCTGGAGTTCAAGGAGCGCAAGCATCACTACGGCCTCTACGCCTCCGGCAACGTCGGTTACGGGTACTGGCAGCACGCCTGCCTGGTCACGCTCACCTGATCAGGTGTGCTGAACAAAGCCCCGGTCTGACCGGGGCTTGATTGAGCCCACCCCGCCCAACCAGGAGCCACCATGGAAAAGTACATCGCCACCGCCGTCGTCACCCTCGGCCCCGGCGTCAAGCTGGAACTCTCCGCCGCCCAGGCGAAGGCGCGCAGTTTTGCGCTGGCGCCGTTCAAGATCGATGCCAAGGAATCCAAGAAACCGGTCGTTGTCGTGACCCATGCCATGGTCCAGTTCAAGGCCGGCGAGACCTTCGGTCTGGACGGTGAGCTGCCCAAGGTATTGGCGGACAAATTGAACGTCGCCGATACGGCGGTGGATGCCGACAAATAATATGTCACGTACCGCTGCCGACATCGCTGAATTCTTCGATGAGGACATGCCGGGCTACGCCCTGGCGTCCGTCGGCGGCGTCGACGTGCCTGGATTATTTCGCAACCGCTATGCCGAAGCCTTCAATATGGCTGCCGGCAGCGTACCGACCTTCCGCTGCGCCAGTGCAGACGTCTCGACAGTGGCTGAAGGCACGGCCGTCACCATCGATAGCACCGCCTACACCGTTGCCGAAGTGCAGTCCGACGGCACCGGCATCACCCTGTTTATTCTGGAGAAAGCCTGATGCCGGCCGCCACGCATCTGCGCAAGCAGATCCGTGAGGCCGTGGCCACCTTGGTCACCGGGCTTTCGACCACAAGCGCGCGGGTTCATCAATCGCGCATGCGCCCGAAGTCCGATGCTGGTCTGCCGTGCCTGCTGGTGCATACCAATGATACCGAGCAGATCGAGGCAGCCGACACCAATACCTTGCAGCAACGCAGCCTGCCCATTGCCATCCGCGGCATCGCCAAGGGCGGCGCCACGCTCGACGACACCCTCGATCAGATCGCGCTTGAAGTCGAAACAGCCCTGGCTGCCGATCCGCGTTTGGGCGGGAAAGCCTCCATGTCGCGCTTGGTTTCGGTCGATACCGACTTCGACGACACCACCGACAAGCCGGTCGGCGAAATCCAGCTGACCTACCTCTACACCTATTTCACCCAAGCCGGAACGCCCGGCGTCAATGCTTAGGAGAACACCATGACGGTCCATACCAATTCCGGCCTCAAGCTCTACATGGAGTCGGCCATTGCCGCCGCCAAGACCATCACCGCCGCCACCAATGCGGCCCCTGGCGTCTTTACGTCGGCATCGCACGGCTACAGCAACGGCGATATCGTGCTGATCGAAGCGCAGGGTATGACTGAGGTCAACGGCCGCCTCTTCAAGGTGGTGAGCGTCGCCACCGACACCTTCCGTCTCGCTGGCGTCGATGGCAGCACTGGTATCGACGCCACCGATTATGGTGTCTTCACCAGCGGCACCGCCAAGAAACTTACCCTCGGCACCACCATCACCGGCGTTCAGGATTTCTCGCCCTCTGGCGGCGACATCAAGACCGTGCCGACCACCACGGTGAACGACACCGTCGACACCGAAATCGTCGTCGGCGCTTCGGCCATGTCCTACAACATGACGATGCAGTGGGATCCGGCCAGTGCCGCCCAGCAGGCCATGATTGATGCATTTCAGACCCGTGCCAACAAAGGCTTCAAGGTCTTGTGGCCGGATGGTGCCTTTATCCTCTTCTACGGCACCGTCGGTTACACCGGCGCGCCTGGTGGCGGCAACCAGGGCGTGACCACCAGCCCGGCCAAGATCTCCATGCTCGGCCCGCTCACCGCCTACGCCGCCTGATCGCCATGAGCGCCAACAAGACCCTGCTGGCCCGTCAAAAAAGCCGCGAGCGCGATGTGACGGTGGGTAGTCATGCCTACACGATCCGTCGCCCCAAGCCGGCCGAAATGCTGCAAGACATGACGCGCATGGACCTCGTTCGCCGCTTCGTCGTCGGCTGGGACTTGAAAAACATCGACCTCGTGCCGGGCGGCACGCCAGATCCAGAGCCCTTCGATAGTGCCTTGTTCGCCGACTACGTCGAAGATGACCCGGAGCTGTGGCAGCCGCTGGCCGATGCCGTATTGGGCTTCTGGCGGGAGTACCTGGCCGCCAAGGAGACGGCCGCAAAAAACTGACCGCCTGGCTGGAGCGGAGCCGAATGCCGGCGCCGCTTCCGCCAGGCGCGGCACCTGCGGGCGCCGAGCTGGCGATCGAAGCCTGGAACATGCTCGGCGGGCTTGACTGGAGTGGACTTGAGATGGTGGCGGACATCCTCGGCATCGACGACATCGAACTCCTGATCGGGCAGCTCATGGCGATCCGCGATTTTCAGGCGAAGAAGCCATGACCGAAAAAACCGAAATCGTCATTTCCGCCGTCGATAAGACCAAGGAAGCCTTCGCCATGGTCGAAAGCCATGTCGATCGGTTGAAGGGTGTGGCCACGGGGCTCGATACTTTCGCTAGCAAGCTGCCTGTCATCGGCACCGCGCTCACCGCTGCTTTTGGTGGCGCATCGTTGGCAGGCTTCGTCAATCATTCCATCGACGTTATGGCCGCGTTGAACGACATGGCTATCGCCACCGGCGCCAGTGTCGAGAGTCTGTCCGCCATGAAGCAGGCGGCCAAGCTCGCCGGTACATCCCTTGATGAAGTCTCCGGCAGTCTCAAAAAGCTCGGCGTCTCCCTGGGTGAGGCTAAGCTCAAGGGCGGCGACAAGGCCAAGCTCTTCGAAGCCATCGGCATCGATCCGCGTACCGTGACTGACACCGGCCAGGGTTTATTTGAGCTGGCCAAGAAACTCGACGCCATGCCGGACAAGTTCAAGGCGATGAGTATTGCCAAGGATCTGGCCGGCAAGAATGTCTCGCTGCCTTTCCTCAACGAACTAGCCCAGCAGGAAGCGCTGATCGCCAAAGTCACCACCGAGCAGGCAGCCGCGGCAGATCGCTTTAGCGACAACATGATTCGTCTACGCGGCGGCGCCGGGCAGATCGGGATTGCCCTGGCAAATTCGGCGCTGCCGGCGATGAACGAGATTCTTTCGTTCTCGCTGGAGATCAAAAAGGAATGGGGCACCATTTCCGCGCTCGTCTTCGGTCTGGGCGGCGGTACCGTTCTGAAGCTCCTTGGCATGGAGCTCGACCCGCTCAAGCGCGCGGCCAATGAAACGAAGGATGCGTTGAATGGCCTCATCGAGGCTAAACGCAAACTTGCCGACGCCGAGCGTGGCGCCAGCCTGGGGTGGGATGACCGCTCGGTTTCCGCGGGTGAATTTCTGCGCCTCAAGATGATGTCGCCGCAGTCTGCCGGTGCCGACGTGTCTGAAGCGCGTTCGCGTCTGCGGGCCTCACTCAAGGAGCAGGCGCGTCTCGAAAAAGAAAAGACCGACGCCGACTACCGCGAAGCCCTGCGCAAGAAAAACGGCATCAACCCAGCTGATGGATCGTTGGGTACGAAAGAGCCCGATCAATTCACGCCCATTGTTCGGCAGATCGACGAGCGTACCGCGGCCCTGATCGCCGAAGGCGGTGCCACCGACAAACTCACCGAAGCCCAGAAGCTGGCGCTCAAGGTGATGACCGACATTCAGGGTGGCTATCTCAAGCTCACTACCGCGCAGAAGGTTGCACTGACAGCCAAGCTTGAGCTGATGGGCGTCAATGACCGGCAGGTGCAGGCACTGAAAGACGCGAAGGAACAGGAAAAGGACTACGCCGAAGCTGTAGAAAAACTGATTGGCCCGCTGGAGCGCCAGGCGGCGCAGCTTGTGGCGACCAATGCGGCCTTCGGTCTTACTGAGGCGGAAGTCCAGCGCAACATCGTCGCCACGCTCGAAGAGGCCCGCGCAATCGCCGCGGCGAACGGCGCCTGGGAACAGCATCTTTCCTTCCTGGATCGCGACATCGAGGCACGCAAGCGCTTGGCAGATGCCTCAGAGGCTGCCGACCTGAACCGCCTGGTTGGTGCCGGCGAATCAGCCGTTCTGGAGCGCTCGCGCAAGGAAATGCTGCTACTGGTCGATGCCCTGGAGAAAGGCAAGATCAGCGAAGAGCAGTACGTCGAAGCCGTCACTGCGCGGCTCAACCTGGTTGCCGACAAGACCAAGGAGATCGATAGCTTCGCTCGCGACATGGGCCTCACATTCTCCAGCGCGTTCGAGGATGCGATTGTCGAGGGTAAGAAGTTCTCCGAGGTTCTGGTGGGGCTGGAAAAGGACATTCTGCGGATCGTAGTGCGTAAAAGTATTACTGAGCCGATTGGTGGCGCGATTGCTGGTGGCATTGAAAGCATGGGCATCGGCGCGGCGATTGGAGGGTTTTTCAAGGATATTTTCGGCGGTTTCCGCGCCGGCGGCGGTTCCGTCGATGCCGGCCGGCTGTACATGGTCGGCGAGCGCGGTCCCGAACTCTTTGCACCCGGTGCATCCGGCAGCATCATCCCCAATGGCGCCATGGGTGGTTCCGCGCCTCAGGTCGAGATCAACTTCAGCAATACCGGCACGCCACAGCGCGTCGTCTCGCAGCAGTCCTCCTGGGATGGTCGCAAGCTCGTCCTGAGTCTGCTGACCGCAGATGTCCGCAATGGCGGCGAATTCTCCCAGGCGCTTGAAGGCGCCTACGGACTGAGGCGCTGAAATGGCGACCTGGCCGACCTATGCCCAGCTGCTGCTCGCCGATTTTGGCGTTGAGCGCGACACCGCGCTTGCGCGTACCGACATGGAATCCGGGCCGCCCAAGCAGATGCGCACCAAGAGTCGCGTGATGGCCAGTATTCCGGCGCGCGTGCGCATCGATGGCAAGACCAACTATCAGGCCTTTCTCACCTGGTGGCGCGACACCATAGATTACGGCGCCGACTGGTTCGACTTCACCGACCCCGTGGCCGGCACCACGCTCCAGGCGCGCATCGTCGGCGGCAAGCTCGGTCGCGCTGTGCCGATCACCGGGCGTCCGGGCGCGAGTGGAACGCTGTGGGAGATCCCGCTTACCCTGGAGTACTGGGATGCGTGACTACTCCGCCGGCGCACGCCGCAAGATCAATTCCACCAGCGGCGAGGCGCCGCTCGTCCTGCTCGAAATCACCCACCCGGATCTGGAAGCGCCGATCCGTGTCGTGCAGGACAACGAAGACATCGTCAGCACCGGCGACGTGTTTTCCGCGTTCTCTTTCGACGTCGGCCTGCCGGATGATCAGGACAAGCAGACCCCGCGCGCCAGCCTGGCTATGGATAACGTTGGGCGCGAACTCACGCAGTGGCTTGACGTCAGCAACGGTGGCGAGGGCGCCGAGGCACGCTTCATGCAGGTGTGGCGTGACGATCCGGACACCATCGAATGGGAAGCGACGATGGGTATCTCCAATGTCGATATGGACGTGATGCGCGTCGCTGCCGAGCTTGGCTACGAAGAGCTGCTCAACAAGTCGGGTCTGCCCATGCGCTACGACCCGCGTACTTCGCCGGGGTTGTTTTGATGCCCTCCCATTGGTCCGACGCCTACATCGGCCGCGCCTACATCGACGTCGAGTTCGATTGCGCGGAGCTGTCGCGCTTGGTGCAGGCGGAGGTATTTCACCGCGTCATCGCCTTGCCCACCGAGCGCACCTATCGCGGCCTCACCGGCCCGGCCAAGGTGCGCGCCATGCGCGACCAGCTGGCCGCCTGCAAGGATGACTACGGTGTGCGGACGTCTGCACCGGTCGATGGCGACGCGGCGCTTATCCGTTCGCGCGGCCGCATCGACCACATCGGCACCTACTGCCTGATTGGCGGTGAGCCCTGGGTGCTGCATGCCGCGGCCGGAATCAACCAGGTGATACGCACCCGGGTGCGCGATCTTGAACTGTACGGTTACGCGCTGGAAGGGTATTACACATGGAAGTGACCGGCGTTCCTTCCCTCGTCGTCAGCCCGCATCCGTTGCTGGCTGCGGCCGGCCGCCAGGTGCATCACGCCGCCTTCCTGCCCGGCGAGAGTATCGCCGAGTACCTGGATCGCGTCGGCGTCCGGCTGGGTCGCCAGCCGTGGCGCCTCGAAGTGAATGGCCAGCCCGTGCCGCGCGAGTGGTGGGGCCGGGTACGGCCGAAGCCAGGAACGCTCGTCACGCTCCGTGCCTTGGTGCAAAAGGGTGGCGGTGGTGGCGGTGGCAAAAATCCGCTGCAGACCGTGCTCTCCATCGCCATGATGGTGGTGGCGCCGGGGATCGGCGAGGCGCTGACCGGCTCGCTGATTGAAGGTGGGATGATCGGCACCGGCTCATTGTCGTTTGCCGGTTGGTCACGGGTCTTCGGTGGCGTTGTCAGCATCGCCGGCACCATGCTGGTGTCATCGCTCACCCAGCCGCCACCGCCGCAACTCTCCCAGGTCAATGGCACCGCCAGTGCCGAACAGGTGTCGCCCACCTATGCGCTCTCCGGCGGCAGCAACCGTGCGCGGCCTTTCGAGCCGCTGCCGCTGTTGGCGGGCCAGCACATCATCTATCCGGACTACGGCGCCAAGTACTACACCGAGTTCGAGGGTGACGATCAGTACCTCTACCAGATCTTCAATTTTGGCATCGGCACCACCACCGATTTGTTGCTCACCGACTTCAAGATCGGCACCACGCCGATCGCCAGCTACACCGATGTCGAGATCTTCGAAGCCGGTGCCGATGGCAAGTTGTCGCAGATGCCTGGCAACGTCGACACCACCGCTGGTGCCGCGCTTACCGCCGCCACCGGCTGGATCAGCCGTACCTCGGGTACCGCTTCCACCGCGCTGGCCGTCGATATTCAGGGCAGCCTGTACCGCGCCGGCAACGGTGGCATCGAAGCACTCTCCGTCCAGATCGAGGCCGAATATCGCCTGGTCGGCGCCGGCGGCTGGTCGTCCTGGTTCTCCGAAACCCTCACCAGCGCCTCGCGCCGTCCGATCCGCCGCACCTGGCGGCAGACCGTCGCCGAAGGTCAGTACGAAGTGCGCGTGCGCCGTGTCACCGCCGATGAGACCGATGCACGCAACACCAGCGAGTTTTCCTGGAGCGCGCTCAAGAGCTACCAGCCCGACACCGCCGACTACACCGGCCAGCGCCGCGTTGGTGTGCGCATCAAGGCCAGTGGTCAGCTGCAGGGACAGATCGAGCAGTTCAACGCCATCGGCTCGCGCGTTGTGCCGACCTGGAATGGCAGCGCCTGGGTCGATGCCGAAACCGACAATCCCGCCTGGATCTACCTGTGGTTTGCCCGCGGCGGCAGCATCAGTGACCGCCCGGCCTTCGGCGTTGGCCTGGCGGATGCGCGAATCGACATCGAGGCGCTGAAATCCTGGGGTGCCTGGTGCGTCACCGAGGGGCTTTCCTTCAACGCCGTATTCGATTCACCGCGCTCGCGCGCCGACATCCTCAACACCATCGCCCGTTGCGGCCGCGCCTCGCCCTCCTGGGCCACCGGCAAGCTCGGCGTGGTGTGGGATGCCGCCGATCAGCCGGTGGTCGCCGTCTTCGGCATGGCCAACATCGTTGCTGGCAGTTTCAAGGTCAAGTGGATCAATGAGCAGCTGCCCGATGAGATTGTCGTCAACTTCATCAACCCCGATCTCGGCTGGAAGCAGGACCAGGTGCGCGCCGTCGTGCCCGGTTACGCCGAGGACTACGTACCGCAGAACCCGACCACCGTCGAGCTCTTCGGCTGCACTGATAAAGACATGGCCGGCGCCGAAGCCAACCTGCTCGCGGCTGCCCAGCGCTATCACCGCCGCCGCGTTGAATGGGAGGCTGACTGGGAAGGGCTTGTCGCCCAGCGTGGCGACGTGGTCATGCTCGCGCACGATCTCACCCAGTGGGGGCAGTCCGGCCGCATCGTTAATGCTACCGACACCACGCTGACGCTTGATCGCAAGGTGAGCTATGCCTCCGGCACGCCCTACATCATGGTGCGCCATCCGGACGGCACCTTCCATACGCGCACCGTTGCCGCCTTCACCGGCGAGAGCGATACCCTCACCCTGACCGCGGCGCTCACTTTCACCGAAGGTGAAGGCGAGGGCGCCATTACCTACAACCCGGCCACCGATCCGAATGGCCCGACCGTCGACTACACCTACGTGTTCGACCCGCTGGCTACGCCAGGCAAGCGCGTCAAGATTTCCGGCGTGCCCAAGATCACCAGCGGCGGCGCGCGCCTGCAGTTTTCCGCCATCGACGACGATCCGGATTACCACGCCAGTCGCACGGCGCCCTATACCTGGGTGGCGCGCGGCGTCGCGAGCAGCCTGCCGGTTATCAGCAACCTGGTCATCACCGAAGAGTTGCTGCGCAATGGCAGCGGGTATGCCGTCAAGCTGGTGCTGACGTGGGAGGTCACCGGCAACTACGATCATGCGGTGATTCGCTTCGGCTACAACGGCGATCCGCTTCAATTCGCTGGTACAACGCTCGGCCGGCGCTTTGAGATCGTGACTTCCGATACAGGCTCTGCCGAGTTCGAAGTGACGGTGCTCGATGGTGTCGGGCGCATGGATGAAGCCAACGGCCGCATCACCCTGACGCAGACCATTTACGGCAAGGAACTCCCCCCCGCCGACGTCACCGGATTCTCTGCCCAGCAAAATGGCAACGTCGTCATCTTCCGCTGGGACCAGGTAGCTGACGTCGATCTCGCCGGCTACGAAATCCGCTACAACCCGCTGGGCATCACCACCTGGGGCGATGCCACGCCGATCACTTCGGTCACCCGCGGCACGCAGATCACCACCGCCGCCGTGCCGCCGGGGAGCTGGTCATTTCTTGTCAAGGCGCGCGACACATCGGGCAACTACTCCGACGCAGCTGCGCAGTTCGATCTGGCGCTGGCCAACACCCAGACGGTCATTTATTCCGGCCAGCAGGCACCCGACTGGATCGGCACGCGCGCCGGCTTCGTCAAGCACTGGACCGGCGTGCTGGTCCCGGTGGGCACGCAAACCTGCGACACCTATACCGGCTGGGAAGACTTCGACCAGTTCGTGCCGGATCCGCAGGCCGTCTGCACCTACACCGCGCCCGAGATCGATCGGGCCATCGATGGCATGGTGCG